GAGCTCTATTCCCGTGAGAAGTTCTACAACCAACTGACCGGCGCTTCCGTAGTGAACGAATCACCGCGCGGCGAAGAGGTTCAGATGGTTCAGCGTGACTTCCTGAAGATGGCAGGTCTCGTATCCCAGCGTCTCGCACAACTGCGTGAGGCCGGCGCACTGGCAAGCCTGACCATGGCAAGCCTCCACGGTGAGGGTCAGATCAACATGGTACCTCCGACTTCCGAGCTCGGTGAGTATCTGGTACGTCGTACGGACGCGATCATCGCGTACTTCAAGGAGGTTCCTTCCGTCCGCGGTACGATTTTCCCGGTTCACAGCAACGTGCAGAACGCAGAGGTAGCCATCAGCGCTATCGTAGGCGAGCTGTCGCAAGGCTATCGTGAGGGTCGTATCTTCAAGGGTGGCATGCAGTTCACTCCGGACAAGTACAAGGTGGACGACCTGATGTTTAAGTTTAACTTTGTCGATCTCGTACGCCTGGAGAAGGAGTACATCGGCTGGTTGAACCGCAACGAGGGATCCGCTATCATCAAGTGGACCTTCATCGAGTGGGTATTGGTTCATTACGGTACGCAGCTCATCAAAGAGCAGAGCATCCGTAACGTGATCGGCGTACGCGTTCCCCAACAGAACGTGAAAGCCAACCCGTCCAACCTGTCTGCTGACGGTGCATTGCGCGCCATCACACGCGCTATCCGTCAGTACCGCGTATTGCCGTTCGAGTCGATCGGTACGTACGATGCCGACACGATACTTGATACCGTAGAGGCATTCGCTGACGAGGTAGTGAAGGCTCACGGCGGTCTGGATGATCTGAAGATCTATCTGAACAAGCGTCACCAACGCTGGTACATCCGCGCGTACCGTGAAAAATACGGTAAGGACGCTGACTTCACCGGCGCTAACGCTCAACTCGTGGATCTCGATCCTGCATCGCTCGTATGGGTTCCGAACATGAAGGAGAATGACTTCATCATGTTTGCTATGGAGCCGGGTAACATCGAGCTCCTGGAGAACAAACCGGGTGAAATGCTCGCATTCGACTTCACTCCGGAGTTCGAGGGCGTAGCTGTCAAGAGCCGCTGGAAAGAAGGTTCTCACGCCACCAAGGCCGGCGCTCCGTTCAAATCGGAGGCTGATCTGAAGGCTGACAACTTCGAGCATCAGTTCATCTTCGTTAACAACCCGGCAAGCGCTCTGACGATTGCGGCATCCGTGGATCTGAGTGGCAACACACTCTTCACGATCAGCCAGGCAGACGGTCAGAGCCCCGCAACGGCTATCACCACCGCTACCGGCGTAGCTACCGACCGTGTGATAACGCTCGTAGCAAGCAAAGCAGGTGTGACGCTGGAGAAATCCGGTGTATTCTCGAAGATCAGCGCGAACTTCGTAGCAGGCGCCAAGGGCGACTACATCGAGGTTTATCCGGAACTGGAGGATGCAACCGTCACCATCGACGGCGAGAGTGTTACCGTAACCCGTCCGACCGGCAAACTGCTGGAGTTGGGCCGCAAGGTAACTGCGTAAGCTAACGGGTAAGCGGAGTGGCGTTATTCAGCCATAATGCCCTCCGCAAACCCTATTTGTTTAACGATTTAATCACATACTACTATGGTTAAGAATATCAAACGTAAGGACGTTGACGCGAAGTCGAAATCCACAAAGTTCAGCTTCATCATCACCCTGATAGAGGCAGCTATCGTCGATTGGGCCGGATTGGCAGCTCTCTGGGCAGCTAAGACAGGCGCCAAGTTGACGAGCCAGATTCCGTATCTGACGCTCACTTCTCCGGACACCGTAGAGGATCACACCTGCGTTATCGAGTGCAAGCCCGGTACCGTAGTGCCTGTTATCAACGCCGGTGAGGCGCCGATGGACGGCAAGGCAGAGATCACGGGTATCGCTGAAGGTCTGGATGAGAACACGCTGGCGTTTGCGTACGAGATGCAAGGCAAGGAAGTGGTTGCTATCGTAGAGCGCTGCTCGGATGGCAAGAAGTTCCTCTTTGCGAACCCGTGCACCGGAGGTATGACCTTCCAGTACCAGAGTATCGGCGCACAGGATGGTGGTACCGCCGGTATCAACTTCACCCTGAGTGGAGCCGATTGTCCGGAGCCGATGCTGATCTACGAACCGGCATCTGTACAAAACTAAATGCGAGTGAGTCCGTAAGGCTATTTTTGCATAAATGTGTTTTTTGAGGAGAGGGGATTCAAAAGAATCCTCTCTTTTTCGCATATATATATATCAAAAATGGTCTATTTTGATGCATATTCGTGCCACATGTAACAAAAAACGCATTTTTATAACATTTTTTTGCAGAAAAATTTTGATATATCAAATAAAAGTAGTACCTTTGCACCGTCAAAAACAAATTGGTGAGGCGGACAACCGCCAAGATGCGGCTTTTTTTATAGTCCATTGTGTAAGTAAAAAAGCATAGTATCGGTACCCCGTGGAGTAGTTGTAATGGCACTCCAAGACCTCACCAAATGGTTTTTGACAACGGGTAGTACCGATATTTTATTTTATTAACAGTCAAAAAAAATTTGGTTATGGCAGTATCTATTCAGAACGGTATTGTATCGCCGCAAGAAATCAAGGCATTTTTAATCAACCTTGCCGAAAAAGTAACGCTGTGTCAACAGCAAGTAAAAGGAAGAACCTATGAGGACGAAAACTACGTCAGCCTGACTTTATTAGTTGGCAGCAACGTTCTCTGCGTTAATGCAACGAAGGGAGGTGTGTTATGAGTAAGCTTCATCAGAAACTCCATGAGTTCTTTGCTCCGGAGCTACAGGAAGAACACCGTCCGATAATCATTTACCGAGATGATGTCAACAAAATGATTACAGACTGCAGCAGTCTTTTAATCCATCTTCCAGCCGACAAACGTGCAATAATGACCAAGACTATTGAGTGCTTAGCCGACACGTATCGATTTATCGACGAAATGCACACAGCATTTTTAGAATTGCCGGAGGATGTCCGTCCATAGAGCCTAACAAGAAACATCTGTATTACTAAAAAGCGAGAGCATTAGCCCTCGCTTTTTGTGTTATTTTTGTGTCTTTTGCTATGTGGCAAAAAGATTGTACCTTTGCAGAAAGTTTTTACGATAACAAATCTCCTAATGTCAACCACATAAGAAGCGGAGAAGTGCAGAAGGCAAGAAAGAATATGAATATCGATGCCCTTGGATAACCGGAAGCATAAAACCTTCTGGCGATGTATGCCGAGAAAATAAATCTCGCTATCAGGAATATAACCAATACTACTATCATATCTTCTTTAATTTTCCGCAAAGGTACAATAAATTTCCGATATACGCAAATTTTTTGACAAAAAAATGCAAAAAATCTTACTTTTTACACTAAAATGGCAAAATTAACAGACGATCAGTTACGATTTATCATCGACATAGAGGCCACCGGTGCCCAAGGTCAGATCAATACGCTTCAGGCAGAGATCGGCAAACTGGAGAAACAGAACTCTTCTCTGTCTTCATCGTTAACCAAGGTAAACAATGAGCTAACGAAACAGGAAAAGAAGCTGCAGAAGATGGAGGCCGCCGGTAAAACGAACACGGCAGCATACCGGCAGTTGACTCAATCGGTAGAGGCAAACCGTCAGAAACAAGCACAGCTATCGACCCAGCTAAAACAGACCCAGAACACAATTGATAAAGACCGGGAGAAAGTAGCACAATTCACGTCATCACTAAAGATAAACGAGATGACGATGCAGCAGCTTCGGGAACGCGCTGCACAGTTACGCAAGCAGTTGGATGTAACTAGCAAGGCAGCATCTCCGGAGACTTATCGAAATCTGCAATCGGAATTAGCGAATACCGAAAAGCAGATGGGTAAACTTACCGAGAAACAAAAAACACTCTCGCAAGTATTTACGATGATGTGGGGAGGTGTCGCTGCAAAAGCCGTCAATACCAGCCTTCGATTTCTTTGGGATTCATTCCGGAATGGTATCAATACGATCACATCCTTCGAATCGGCCAATGCATCTTTGGCCGCCGTTCTGGGTACCACACAGGATGGCATTAAGCGTCTGACAGAAGATGCCAAGCGCCTTGGTGAGGTGACAGAGTATAGCGCCTCTCAAGTAACGATGATGCAGACAGAACTGGCTAAGTTAGGCTTCAACGAACAAGAGATATTAGATTCCACGCAATATGTCCTCCAGTTTGCCACGGCTACCGGTTCGGATATACCCGCAGCGGCTCAGTTGGCCGGTGCTGCCTTACGTGCTTTCGGACTCGAGTCCACTGAGATGCAGCGCGTAGTGAGCGCGATGGGTGTGGCCACTACAAAGTCGGCATTGGACTTCACCTATCTGCAGAACTCTATGAGTACCATCGCACCGGTGGCTAATGCTTTTGGATTTACCATTGAAGATACGACTGCGTTGTTAGGTACATTGGCCAACAGCGGCTTTGACGCATCGAGCGCCGCCACCGCGACGCGTAACATCCTGCTTAATTTGGCCGATAGCAGCGGTAAGTTAGCGAAAGCATTAGGTAAACCGATTACCTCTCTGGATGAGTTAGCACCGGCACTGCAGAAACTGAAAGATGAAGGCGTTTCGCTGAATGAGGCGCTCGAGCTGACCGACAAACGATCAGTAGCTGCTTTTGAGACATTCCTGAATGGAGCCGAATCTATCACTACCCTACGCGATTCCATTACAGGCGTTGGTCAAGATTTGGCCGACATGCAGCAAACGAAGTTGAATACGGTAGAGGGGTCGGTTAAACTACTCAAATCAGCATGGGAAGGTCTGATGCTGCAGTTCTACAATAGCAAGGGACTCTTTAAGGATATTGTAGATTTTCTCATCAAAGTAGTATCCGGATTGCGCACGGCCGTTAAATGGGCACAGGATAATGCCAAAGCCATTAAGATCTTTGCCGGTATATTAATTACTTACCTTGCAACCGGCAAGGCTATTACGCTATGGCGTGCTGCAGACATCAAAAGCATCATCGCTCAAACCAAAGCGCGCTTAGCCGAAATTACGGCTACGAAAGCGGCACAAATAGCAAACGAAGGTCTCAAGAAGAGTTTAATGTCCTCTCCATGGGGACTACTTGCAATTGCTATAACTGCAGTTGTTACAGGATTGGCACTCTTTATCAAACATGCACGCGAGGCCGATACGACCCAAAAGTCACTCAATGAGACTCAAGAGCGCACAAAAGAACTTACAGAGCAAAATACATCGGCTGTTAAGGCCGAACAGGCACAACTGAATGCACTGGTAGGTGCTATTATTGAGACAAAGGATAATGAGAAATTGCGCTCGGATCTGATTGATCAGTTACAACAGCAATACCCGGACTTCTTAGGCAATCTCGAGAAAGAGCAGATCACGAATGAGTTACTGAAAGGTGCATTGATGAATGCCAATGCAGAATACGAACGCCGGATCAATTTGTTACGCGAGCAATCAAGAGCACAGGCGTACCAAGAGACCTTAGTGGATCTGAATAAGCAGTTACTTCAGCAGGAACAGGAACTGACCAAGGCTACCAGCGAGCGCAAAAAGAGCAAACTTCGTAAGGAGATTGAAGATACGCAAGAAGCCATCCGGAAGATGGAAAAGGGATATGAGGATGCTATCGTGGATATGAAGAAAGCGGAGAGTGATCTGGAACGCTTCAATTCTCTGGAGGGATTAGGTAATAGGCTGGAACATTACGCACAATCGATAGCGGAGAATGAGCGCAAAGCGAACCAGGCACGCACGGAGGAGCAGAGGAATTTCTATAAAAAGCAGGCAGCCGATCAGACGGCCGCTATGCAGGCACTGCAGATACAATACACTGCAGCTAAAGCAAAGGCAGACGATGATGCGAAAAAAGCACAACAAGAACAAACAGCCGCACAGGCTAAGTTGAGTGATGATGCTTATAAAGCTGCTCTCAAGAAGATCCAGGATTCTTATGCAGCGCGTAAAGCTGAGATCATTCGCCAAGAGGCTGCTATGACCATCACCAAGGAGCAAAGTGCGCGCCAGCAGCTGGAGCTGGCGAAAGAGGCTGCAGATGGCGAATTGGCATTTGCTCGTAAGCACGGGAAAGAAACCGATGATTTGCAAGTGAAGGCTGCTAATGCGCAGATTGCATTAAATAGGGATAACTATTCCCGGATGGAAAAGGATCTGAAGAACTGGCTTGATAGTAGTCTGCAGGATGAGTTAACAGCATACCAGAAAGGTGAGATTTCGCAGGATGTGTACGAAACAAATGTGCGCGATCTCAGGGCAAAGCACCTGGAAGATCTGAAGGCGCTGATTGCTCAGTATGGCATGGATACAAGCGACCTTGAGAAAAGAATCACGGAGAATGAGATCAAGAACCGTAAGGAGGCAGATAAGAAGACTCTAGAAGCCGCCAAGAAAGCGCGAACGGAGATGCTGAAGGTCTATCGGCAAAATGAGCAAAGTGAGATTGCGCTATTGGATAAGAAGCATAGCCTTGGTTTGATTAGCGATACACAATACGAGGTGCAGCGTCAAAAGATAGCCGAAACGTACGCTCTTGCGCGCGTTGGCGTAGAGGAAATTTATGCTGAAGCCGTCAAGAATTTAGACGCTGAAGTAGTCAAAGAAGCGCAAGTGGCCGTCGATTTGGCTACCAACGCGCTCGATCAGACGCTACAGGATAGATTATCAAAAGCGCGTGAGTTCACCGGGGAGTTGCGTGATATCTTTGCGGAGACTGCAGATGCGTTAGGTGATACGTTAGGTGGGCAGCTCATGGGGAATATGGCCAATGCCATGGATGCTATTACACAATTTCAAGAACAATCAGCTGCCGGCTTCGAGTCTACAGCACAGGCTATTTCAGCACACGTTCAAATGATCGGAAGTGTGCTGAGTCAAGCTATTAATGCAGCATCGCAGATGACGCAACAGATTTTTGAGATGGAGGCCAATCAACTGGAAGCCGCCAAGCAGAAAGAACTTGCTACAGTCGGGGATAATGAGGAGGAGAAAGCGCGCGTAGAACATGAATATGCGAAAAAGGAACTTGATTTGAAGAAAAAACAAGCCCAGACCGATGCCGCCATTCAAACGGCAAATCTATGGATTAACACAGCAATGGGTATAGCGACAGCCTGGGCAACCAGTATGCAATTAGGTCCAATAGCAGGTCCCATTGCGGCTGCTATTTTAACCACAGGCCTACTTGTTACAGCAGGCATACAACAGGCAAATATTAACGCACAAAAAGAGGCTATTATGAGCCAAACTCTTGAGGCTCCGAGCAGCTCGTCATCTGGCATCAACGAAAGTACAGCTTCAGTAGAAACGATGAGTCTTCGTCCGGAATATCAATCCGGAGGCCGTGGATATAGCGACGGTGGTTATACCGGAGATGGCGGCATACACGAGCCTGCAGGTATCGTACATAAAGGTGAGTATGTCGTATCCCAAGCAGAACTTAAGAATCCGTCCGTAGTATCGATGGTACGTTCTATTGAAGGTGTACGCCAATCACGTAAACATGGACGCTCCAGCATGCACGGATTCGCCGACGGCGGATATACAGGCAGCGAAGTGCCCACGTCCGACGCTCTTATAGGAGTTATTAGGAGTCTCGCCGACCAAGTGCAGGAAATAAAAAGCACAAAAATCGTAGCCGAAGTGAACTACCAAGAGTTTAAAGATACCGACAAAAAAATGACCAATCTTTATAAAAGCAGGAAACAATGATTATCATAATACAATCAACTGGGGTTATTTTAGATATCCCCTCTGACGTAAGCCTAAACATAGAACTTTCCAGTCCAATATTTGGAGATATGGCAAGCGGAACCCTCCCGCTTACATTACCACCGACAGATAAGAACCGTAAAGCATTGTCGTTTCCGGATAGATTAGACATGTACCAAGATGGAAAGTTTCGTCAAATTCAAGATACAGTAGTCATTGTTAAGCAAGGAAGCTTCCAACAGATAGGCACATTAAGCGTAACTTCTTATTCCGGAGAAGGTATAGAGTGTGTCATCGATTTCAGCGAATCCAACTTTTTCACGAAATTAGAAGGAATTACGCTTCCACAAGTAATGGCAGGATTGATTTTCGGAAGCATACCTCCATCAGGCGCAGACCTGACGCCATACAGAAATCAATTAGTTAGCACATTATACCAGGACTATGAATATGAAGTGTCAGGTTCATTTCGTTATGGGGAAGGAGCAATAGAATTTTGGCTGGACAAACAGGATGATAAGGCAGCATGGCTCGAGGGAAAAGATTTCATTATATCTCCCGTTTCCACGAAGAATGACGGATGGTTAAATATAGCTTCTAACTACTTATACACATCTCCATTTCTCCGATTGGATTTTGTGCTACGCAGGATATTTGAATATATCGGCATGGAGCTTTCGATTGACTTAGATAGTCTAAATGATTGTATTAAGGTTAAAGGTGAACAACTATGGAAATCTATTGTGGTTCTCAATAATACAATGGACGCTTTATATCCCGGATGTATATACTACTCGAGTCTCGTTCCTGATATGTCGTGTAAAGATTTCCTTCGGGCAGTCCGATCGCAATTTGGAGTTTCGTTTATCCTAAATAGCGATTTCTCTGTTAGAATGGTCTTTAATAAGTATATTCTTAAAAATTATACCGCAAACAAATTATACCATTATCGGAACAGACAGATAGCATTTAACACATCTCTCGACTATTCCCCGGATGAAGGACTCTCCTCAATTGACGAGCCTGGAGAAAATGGCATCTATCTCGAACTTGAAGGCGTATGTCAAAGAACCACATATAGTAAGATCGGAAACGAGGATGCAACGCGTGACACTAAATGCCCATTAACATTCGCTGTATATGACGTATATTTTATTCCGCCGCAGGACCAACACGATGACTATTATACAGCGCGAATGGTATTGATAGATAGTATTGCATATTTTCAAACAAACCATCCAAGCGACATAAGAGATCTATCATATCATCCCCTCAATTATAGCCGCGACAACACTGCAGCATTTTACGATTACACTAATAATGAAATGTTACAAATTATAAATAGTATTGAAACGGTCACTATATCAAAGACTATTACAATCGACGAGTTAAGAAAATTCGATTTTTGTGCTCCATATGTTCTAAATGGCCGTCTTTGCTGGCCTGTCAAACTGCAATACACATTAGAAAACGCACTCAAGCAAAATATATCATTAGAACTAATAGCACCTCGAAACATCGTGTAAAAAACCTGTCTTTTGCCAATTAAAACAATTGTAGTACCTTTGCACAGAATTTTAAACACAAGAAATGGCCATAACATCAACACATACACATGGAGCTGTCTGCTTTGTAGCCGATGGTATATCATATAAGGTAACAGAGAGTCCAGGAGATAATAATCCAAAACTCTTTACGTTTCAGGTGGATAAATATGATAGTGCAAACAACACTACCACCGAGACAATCAGCCTCTTATGTTATCCAACTTCCGACACTCAAGGTAATTCAATATTCGATATTGATATTAGTGATATCATATCGGCTTACCTGTCAAAATATAGTGTCCAAGGAGGTTATATATACGGATATGTTAAAGTTCAGCTCACTCGTATTGGCGAAGAAACCTTCAGCGACCAAGTTCACATATGCCTTCCGGGTACCTCAGGAGGAATAGATTTCCAATATGCACTACCCAAAAATCAGCATCCATTCTTATTAGCCAGAGGGAATGAGCTTGGTTCTCTACATTTCTATCGCTCCGAACTAAGAGCAATGGGGATTGTACTGCTGCTAAATACATACAATTACACGAACATACATGTCGAAACAGATAATCATGAGTACTCAGAAGATTTAGCTCGCATCAATAATAGCGCCGTACTCTTTGGCATATCAATAAATGACGGAGACTATGACCTGACGCAGGACAATGCTATTTTTGTTCAACTTTCCCGCGTACTTGGCTTTGCCGCCAGACAGTATACCTTAGCAATACAGGAGGATCCAGACACAGACGAAATATATTTGCTGCGTTGGACAAATAGCATGGGAGCCCAAGAGGCAATATTATTGACCGGAGAACTTCAAGATATTTCCGAAATTGACAAACAAGATCTCTATATTACCGAGCAAACATTGCAACATGTCGGCCGAAAACAATCAAGGAGCCTTGTTACAACCAAATATTCGCTTCAAACAGGTTATCTAACTCCAGCACGTATCATTGCATTACGCGATTTGTTAAGTAGTGAAGATGTCGAGATGCAAATAGATGACGAATGGATACCAGTGAGCGTGACTGCAGACACTAAGCATGCCGTTCATCAGCGGGAACCGGAATATTTCGAACTGACCATCGAAGTACTCAAGCAGACACGTTATCACAAGCCGAATCGCACAGTGAATCCTCTTCCTGGTACCCGTAGCGCTCTGCTTCAGAATAACGAAGGAAACATTATTTTGGATAACAATTCTAACACGATAGAAGAAAATGGCTAAATTTGACTCACAATATCTGGTGCAAATATCTCCGGAGAGCGGAGATAAGCTCCTGATTGCTGCAGCACAGGATGGTAAGATCATGGCGTTGCCATTTGGTGCCGTCATGGCGTATATCCAGAAGTATCTGAATGAGATCGACGACGAGCTATCGCTAACATCGTTACACCCGGTGCAGAACAGGATCATCACACAGGCGATCAATGATATTCTGGCACAACTGCAGCCGGTGGATGATAAGGAGATTATCAGCGTCCTTACTTACTCTGCTACGGCTCCAGAAAGCGCTACTGAAGGAGACATGTATATTGATTCGGAAAACAATCTGCTGCTCGAGTATCAGGATAATCAGTGGGGGGAAACAGAAGCGAAAGAGAATGTCATCTATATCACATACGACACAACACACTTCTATATCTACCAGCATGAATCATTTATGGACATGACCGGCATGCCAGTAGACAACACCATCTATATTAACAACCTAACCGAACTGGACAAC